ATGGCCTTTTTGGAATATAATACCAGGAGCAGCTTCGATACCAAAAGACTTACCTACATGAGGAGTACTAATACCTGCACTTACCGCAAGTCCTGAAGTAATAACAGCTTCACTTGTTAGAGTACCTGTTGTTGTTCCTCTTAAGTATTTGTGTCTATTAATAACAAGGTTTTCACCAGCTTGGAATTGAGTTGCTAATGAAGTTGTATTTAAATAGTTAATATAAAATGTGTTTAAATCTGGTGGTCTTGTTTGGAAACCTGTTGAAGCCTGAACAATTTCTGCTCTCAATCCAGTTGTTTGACCAACGACTTCATAAACATAATCAAGTTCAACATCTTGACCTTGAATACTTTCAACTGCAGGTCCGCTAATATATGCTTCTGCGTTAAATCCTGTAGGACCGTCATTTACTTTTACAAACTGAAGATCATCAAGTTCTGTAAAGTTACATCCTTTTACAATTGAACCTTCTTTAAATATGTTATCGCCAAATGCTTCAACCTGACCTTGGAGAATAGTTTGTAATTGTGTAAGCTCTCTTGCCTGAATCGCATACCCAGGTTTGAACATGACTCTGTAGAATTGCTTTTCAACATCGTAGTCATCGAAGTATGGTGCAATGTTTAAATTTTTATTAATAGGCATCTTTGCTTATGTTCCTTAAAATTCCAATACAAACTTAAATTCTTCTCTTGATAGGTCTGTTCTTGCTAATGGGAAGAAGTCTTCCATGAAGTATACTTCACCTGTTCTTTGTATATAATCTGAGTATACAATATTATCTGCTACTGGATTATTTATTGTGATTCTCTGACCTGTATCTGAGACAATTTGAAGATTAGGGTTAAATGATGTATCTCCATTCCCAACTAAGAGATTATTTTGGTTTGGTCCCATATATTCTGCTAAGAAAACTGTATTTGATGTATCATCAATCTCATGTACTTGAGCAGTAAATGTTATTTCGTTACTTCCATCAATCTGTGTCACAATACTATTTGCTGATAAATTTTGATAATCATCAGTTGTGACTGCGATTCGGTTATCAAATATATCAGGTATAAGTGCAGTATTTGCTTGACCGCTTCTCCATGTACCTGTACTCACATCTCTAAATGAAGGAGTCCTGACAATACCTAAAGAACCATAAGTATTTACATCACCGATTTTAGTATTATCTTCTGCGGTAATATAAGCATACATTCCAAAATGTTTACATTTAAGTTCATCAATAAGGTTATATGCATGACCACCTTTTGGTTCAATAATAGGTCGTATAACACATCTTACATCTGTTGTGCTATCATCTTCAGGATTGAAGTCAACGATGGGGTCAACGACAACCGCAGTTACATTTGTATATCCTGAGCCTTTATTTAATATCGTGACTGATTCTATTGTGTCTTCATTTACATTAGGTATTGCTACGGCTCCAACACCATCTCCTTTAATATCAATTCTAGGAATAATGTTAGCAGGACCATTTACTTTAACACCTGCTGTAATTAAATCTCTATCAGCTTCATAGTTTCCGCCTGATGTAAATGCACTAAATCCAGTACCATCTAAACTTACTGATAGTGCAGTGTTTGTCGCAAGAGAGAATCTGTCATCATCAATTGGTACAACATAATAAACTGGATTTCCATCACCGTCATCATCATTTAATTCTGTCATACCACCAACGTTCTTAAAACGTATAGGTTGTCTTGCTTGAAGATTATGACCTGTTGATGTAATCACAACTGGGTCTGCTTGAGTTGCACCTTCAACAGTTCCTCTATCAGGATTTGCCAACTCAGGTCCTACTCTTATTTCTGCTTTACCTGATGCAGTATTAAATTTGTAGTAATCTATTTTAAATAAATTCGTAACACTTGAACTTGGGTTTGTAACGTAAAGATATTGTCCAACGTAATAGTTATCAATTGAAGAAAGGTCATTATTCACAGGATCCAAACTAACTGAAACTTCACCGTGATTATTAATACCACCTACTCGACCAAAGATATAATCCATTACTCCAAACTTAATTTGATAACCTTGGTTAGCAATTGGGTTGGTAACTTGTATATCAGAAATACCTCCACCATAAACTGAATTTGGTTCAATGACTGCTGCTGGGTCAATTGGAATATAACCTAAAGCGTTATAACCTTCAAACTGTAATGTTGTTAAACGATACATATACTTCCATGTATATCCATCAGCTGTTTCATATATTTGATTTAAGTTAGCAGTATCAAAAGTTGGAGGAGATTCTGCAGTTGCTCCTGAACCATTATTTAAACACTTATAAACTCGATAATCACCTGTGTCATTATCGTTAGGTCCAACAACAGCATAAAAGTTTGTTCCAGTTAAATCAACACTATCATCGTATTGTGTATATATTACACCTCTTTGCCAAGGATAATACTTAATCATAAAGTTGATATCGTTATTATCAATTCGTTTTGCGAAAAGTGTATTTTCCAAGAACTCGTTTTGCGAAACGGCAGAGTCGACTGGGTTGAATGTTCCAATGCTCGAAACAAACATATAATAATTGTCGTTCGCTTTTGCGTCAGCGATAAAAATTTTATTTACATCGCTTTTAAAATTGTTTGTTAGGATTTCTGCCATAATGTTACTATCGCTCTTCTATATTATTTGTTTATTTATTACTGGTTTCTAACCTCTAACTCTTATTCTTGGTCTAGGCCAAGATCTTCCTGAGTTAGGTCGTGCCTTTGTATTAATTTTTGGAAAACTCAATCCATTTTCAGGCCTTTGGTTTATCCACCTTAAAATTTTATTTGCTGCTCCTTGTAAACTTTCAAAGTCAGTACAATCATCAGTTCCTGTATCTTGCATAAGATCATCAGTTCCGTTTTTGTTTAACCAATCATTTGCTTCTTCTTGATTTAAACCAGGATTACTCTCTGCAAGTAAAGCAAGTACTCCGCTTACTTGAGGTGATGCCATACTTGTTCCTGAATACTTTGAAAAATAAAAGCTACTATTTCTACTATCCTGGGTATTCCCTGTTCCATATACTGAACTTACAATACCTGAACCTGCTGCATGAATATCAACTATATTTCCACAAACAGATGAAGGAGATTTTTTATCATCGCTTTCGTCGTAAAGGTTTCCTACAACTAACGCTCTATTATCACCTGAAGCGGTTGAATCTCCACGATGAGTATAGAAAGTTGCCGTGAAAGTCCCGCCTGTTTCTAAATACGCAAGATTACCAAAATCTTGGTCACCTGTTATTGTACTCTTTTGAGAATGATTTCCTGATGATATGCATACCATAATTCCATCATCAATTGCATCTTCTATATCAGATTGTAAACTTGTTGAATATGAACTTATTTTCCAATTTCCATTTGAAGGTACATTAACTCCTCTTGCTTCCAATTCAGAATCGGTTAAGCCTCGACCAAAATCTCCATAGGCATTAAATAAAGAACCTCTAAAATTCAGTGCTCCTAAACTATCATAACTTCCATTTGTAATTAATGAATCTTTTGTATACGTACCACCATAACTGTGATTAGATATTGTAGGATTTCTTCTTCCTGTTACTGGATTAATTGGCTTTGTATTATGCCATTCACGAATATAATCCCAAAGTGTTGAAGGAGTAAGAGGAGAACTATTCACAACTTGGTTAACCGCATTAGCATAATAAAATTCTATGTTGTAAATATTTGCATCTCTTGCCCAACCTTTTGTATTACCTGCGACTGTCCCAGCAACATGACAACCGTGAGCTGAATCTGAAGCAACTCCGACTGTATCATAATCATAAGTTCCATTTGAACCTAATCCTAATTGATTCGTAAGAGAGAACCAATTAAAGGCTTGTACTCTTGAACCACCTGTTCCGTCAGGATTCACAGCAAACTCTGGGTGACTTTGTGCTGCGGTTACGATTGACCCATCAACAATTAATACATCAACATTTTTTCCTGATGCTGTAATGTTTATATCTGCAGTCTTATCTCTATCGTTGTCGCGGCCCCAATCTCCTCCAGGGTTCGTTGTTTCGGTATGTCTGTATATTCCCCAATTCTTTTCAGTGGATGAAGGAAAGGATGTTGAGTCTCTTCTCCAAGAACCTGATTCTGAATAACCGTTAACTTCCCAAGTAATTAAATCAAAGAGTTCTTTATCTTCAACATCCCTTACTCTTGGATCATCTTTTAATTTTTCAGCTTCTTCAACGGTCAACATATAGTTTGTGACACGACTAATCTTTCTTCTTAATTGTAAATCAACTGCTCTATCAGGAATGTATAAGTCACCTCCTGGAGTTTCCATATCATTATAGAAATCATCCAAGTCTTCTCGGCGATGTAAGGTGACCATATATTCTTTCATTTAAATTATTGCTCCAATTGCATTAGAGTTAAAGTTACACCAACATTATTTGTAGAACCTGACTTATTCTTAACAGCTGCGGAAATTGAATTTCCTGATTCTAACCAACCTATCACACCAGGACCGAACTTAACAGTTTCAGCACCTGTTGTAATAACTTCAGCAATAACACCTGCGTCAGGAGCAGGATCTGTTGTTTCTAATCTTGAAGCATCTGCTGTTCTTGAAGCAGTATCAACATATAACCTTACCCAAGCTGCATGCGTTGTCTCAATTTTAAATAACGCAAATGATTTGAAACCATCAATTACAATATTTGCATTTTGGTCAGCGGTCATACCACCTGTTACTGTGGTCTTTGTTGTTCTTGTTGGTAATGAACCACCGCCACCACTTGCTGATGGGTCAGCGATTTCAATATCACCAATCATTGAA